TCAACTTTAATTTTATTAAATAAAAAATTTTGAATATTGGGTTCTAGTTTTGTAAGATTATAACATAACATATGTTAGACTTACGTAAGCTAGAAACAAAAGAAATTTCGGCGGAAGAGGTAAGGTCGGACTATTTATTGTTCGAAAGCTCTTCTAGCGAATATCGTTATCAAATGGCGGAAGACCATGAGTTTTATTTAGGCTCTCAGCTTACAAGGTCTCAAAAGAATTACTTGCTCAGTGTGGGTCAGCCCCCCGAAGCTAACAACAAAATACGTCCCGCCGTCGAGCAGGTTTTAGCGAATATCGCCGCATCTGCTCCTGAATGGGATGTTCACGCTGTGGGCAAAACAGATAATGATGCGGCGTTCGTCTTTGACCAACTACTTGATAAAATATGGTACGAATCTGATGCGGATGTACACTTTAGGCAATCTTGTAAAGATTTTATTGTAAAGGGTATAGCTTATATGTACATATACCCTGATTATCAAGGAGATGGTGGACTTGGAACAATCAAAGTAAAAAGAATGCCACCTGAATCTATATTTGTTGACCCAAATAGTTCTTTACCAGATTTTTCAGATGCTAGCGCAATTATATACTCTGACCTACATACAAAAGAACACTTAAAGATTTTATTTCCTCAATATGCAAAAGAAATAGAAAATGCTAAGGAAGACCATTACAGAAACGAACAAAGTTCTGGTAAATATTCAAGAGATTTTATTGAAACAAAAGGTAATGGTGTATTAGACCATCAAAGTAGAGTAAGAAAATACTGTTACTTTGTAAAAGTAAATATACCTCATGCTCTTATTTTAGATACAAATACTGGAAGAACTCAATCATATACAAGAGATGAGTATAAAGAACTTGTAAAGGATGAGCAGTACGAAGAATTTATAAAACAAGGAATTATTACAGAACAACTTGTTTACAAAACGAGGGTAAGAGAAGTGTTTGTAGTTGGAGACACTGTTCTGTATGATGAAATACTACCTATTTCTGAATATCCTATAGCTGTTGCTTGTAATGAACACGCTGGAACACCATATCCAAGTGGAGATGTTCGTCATGCAAAGACTCCTCAGAGAATGTTAAATAGAACTGAAGCTTTAATTATATCTCATACAAATGCTACTACTAACTTTAAGCTATTGTATGAAGATGGAGCTATAGATGCTAGCGAAATACAGAAATGGCACATACCAAATGCTATAATAAGAGCAAACCCCGGAGCATTAGCATCTGGTAAAATAAAAGAATTTGCTCCACCAGCAGTATCATCGAGTTTATATGCAGAAAAAGGCAGATACGAGGTTGATATAGAAACAGTTTTTGGCGCTTATAAGTTTCTTCAAGGAAACGCTCAAGGCGCACCCGGTACTGTTGGTGAAGCGCAAATAATGGATGAATCATCATCAAGAAAACAAAATTGGAAAATATTGCCTATATATGATATGCTTACAAGAACTGCAAAGGTCATAACTCAATGGATGCCTAATGTTTATGACCAGCAAAGAACATTAAGAATTGTAAGCCCTACAGGTGATGAGAATGAAGTAAGATTAAATATTCCTGTTATAGATGACAAAACAGGTGCAGTTAAAAAATTATATGATATGGAAACGGCTAGATTTGATGTTAGGGTTGTAGTCGGTTCTACTAGAAGTAAGTCGCCAATGGCTGAACTTCAAAAAGATTTAACTCTTCTAAGTGCTGGTATTTATGATAAAACTCAAGTTATTATGAATATGAAAGGCGATATTGATAAAGCATCGCTTATGCAGAGAATGGGAGAGATAGGAAACTTACAAGCGCAATTGCAACAAGCGCAACAAGAACTCAAGAGAATGCAAGGTGACTTGCAAACTAGAGAGCGTGAAGTATTTCATGCTAACATGAGAGCTGAGATTAGCGAAGCTACTAAACCTGTAAGTGAAGCAGTAAGCAAAATCAAATCAAATGCTAAGCTGGAAGAAGCGCGACAAAGAGATAGGACTCGCATGGTCGGTGAAGAACTATCTATTGCAAAACAAACGATTAACTCAGAACCAAAAGCTCCGCAAGCATAGCGGATAACTTTAAGGAGCATCGAATGACAAATGAAGACCAAAACAATCAGGAAGAAGTAATGAACGAAGATAACCTTTTAGCTGAACTTGATGAGTTCAACTCAGGCTCTTCATCGGAACCAGAGGTTGAAGAATCTCAGGAAGAAGAAGTTCTAGAAACTCAACCTGATGAGAATAATGACAATGAAGAACCAAATGAGCAATCAAAAGTTGAGCAATGGTTAATTGAGAATAAATTCGCAAATGATGAGGAAGGAGTTCAAAAACTCGCTGACGCATATAAACAACTTCAATCGAAGTCCGATAAAGATAGAAATGAATGGGCTAATGAGAAGGGTAAGTATGAAAAGCTAGCGCAGTTAGATGAATTTCTTTCGAATAATCCAGATGTAGTTCAAAAGCTGACAGAATCAGTTCAAGAAAAACAAAAGGATATGAATGCACCGCCTGTTAAGCCAGATGATTATGATATTCTCGATGAAGGCATTGAAAACTCTAGCTCCGCAAAATGGAGAGCAGAGCATGACAAATGGCTTATAAGTCAGGGCGCTACTCAAGCCATGCTAGAAGTTGAAAAGTTAAAGTCTGAACTTAGTCAGTCTCAGGCATTTGACGCAGAAACTATAGAGCTACAGAAAATGGGGTTAAGTGATACAGATATTGTTGAATATAGGCAATTTATGGCTGACCCAAATAATGTATCTCAGGAGAACTTAGTTGAGATTTGGAAAACATTGGCAAACAAAGGGAATAATTCTAAACCAGAAGTAGCTCAACAGGCTCCAAAGGTAAAAAACAAGCAGAATAGCGCGGCCTCTGTAAGTGGCAATGCTCCTCAAGCTATTGAACCTGAAGAAAAAGCAGTTGATGATTTTTGGAAAGGGATTATGGAATTTAATAATACAAATACGTAGTGCTATAACCTATATAGGATTGTAGCATTGCTGTAACATAAACGGAGGTAGAAATGTCTACAACTAGTTATGGTAGTGGAACCGCCTTGCAGTTTTCAGACGGGTCGCAAAGACAAGTCTTAGAACTTGGTGATAAAATCCATTACTACAATCCAAATGTTACTCCCATTTTCTCACTTTTTGGACAACAGTCAGTTGTGACTCCAGTCCCTATATTTGAGTGGATGGAAGACGAGTACATGATTAAAAAAAGCGAGAAGTTCAACGTAACTTCTTCAGATGTTGCTGATACAGCATCAGGTGGTATAAATGGTCATCACACAATTCTAATTCTAGAAAGACAAGCTCAAATGGAAATGTTTGAAGTTGGTGGTATTTATTCTGCTAGCATTGCAGGTGGCTCAGCAGCTCTTCAAACTGATGTTACTCATTTTATTTGTATTGCTGTTGGTAAAGATGTTAATCATGCTAGCGCAACAGATAAGATGGTTCAGTTTCTTGGAGCGCACGTCCATGCAAGTCTTGATGCTTACAATGTAGAAGCCTGTGCTGATGGTTCAGACCTTATTACAGCAGATGCTTCTGGCGTTTTAACATTGAGTTTTGTTGCAAATGCTGGTCTATTTTATGATAATGGAAGCGCAACATCTTTCTATGGCTATCAAGTAAATAGTGGAAGTAATGGTTTTGGCGAAGCTAATTTTGCTGATGCTGACTATTTTATTAGAGAAAATGGAATATCTGGAATTGCTGAAGGTTCTGCTGTTGGAGTTGAAACTCGTAAAAAAGTACGTAGGTTGAAAAACTGTACGCAAATTTTTCGCGAACCATATACCATTACAAATACTGCAAAAGTATCAGAACAGTATGGTGGGCCTGAGCTTTCAAGATTACAAGCTAGAAAATTAGCTAAGATTAAAGGCAATATTGAGTGGGCAATGCTTACTAATGGTGCTATTTCTCTTGATGCTAGTTCTGAAAATCCAAAAAGAACATTTCAAGGAATAGGTCTTGGAACTTCTAATGGTTCTATTTCATCCTTGAATGGATTTGACAATTCAAACTTGCAATTAAGTTACTCTAGTGGTGATTTGGATGCTATGGATTCAGTTGTTGAGTTTATATTTTCAGATATGGTAGCAGGTAGCATGAGAAAAACAGTTTTTGCATCAAATAAATGGATGGTTAAGTTAGCATCTATGACAAGAGGTGCAGATACTGGATTCTATGATACTGGTGAAGAAACCAAAGGTGGATTAAGAGTTCGTTCTTATCTTGGCCCTGTTGGTGAACTTGACTTTGTTCCTCATCCATATTTGAAAGGTGCATATGAAGATTATGCAATTGCGGTTGACCCTGCGAACTTTTCAGTTCGTCCTTTGGCTGGTCGCGATATGCAACTTCGTAAAGACATCGTTCAGGATGGTCGTGATGGTCAAACTGATGAGTGGCTAATGGAAGTTGGCATGGAAGTTCGTAATGAACAAACACACGCTATCCTAAAGCTAACTTAAGGTTCATAATCCAATAATCGTTTGAGGGCGGGTAACCGCCCTCAAATTGGAAACAATATGAAAGAAATAACATACGGAACTGGGGCAACAAGATTTAGCGATGGTTCATCAAGGTTGATGACCACGTTAGGAACTAAAAAATCTCGTATTCGTAAAAAACGTAAAAAGAGAAAGAAAAATGCGATACCAAGAAGCATACGAACTTATTGATGCTGGGGTTATAGCTGGTGGAATAGAACTGCCTGTGTCTCATAATTTAATTGAGATATACTTTGACCAAGCAATAAAAGAAATCGCAATGAGGGCAGTTCGTAAAAAAGACTCACAAACATTTACTGCTAGCGGTAAAGAGTATATTTTTACAAAAGCAAATTACTCTGGGCAAATATATAAAGTAGAACTAGACCAAGCAGATGTTCCTTTTGTAGATGAATCAGCAATTATATCTAATGTAGATGATGATGATATATCTAAAATTGGTTATTATATTAAAACAGATGTTTCAAATGGTGTTATTACAAATGTTTCTTCACAAAATCCTACATTTATTACATCTGCATCTCATGGCCTATCTACAGGCGATTATGTAATTTTTAGTGAGATAAAAGGTCATTTTGTTACTGCAACAAAAGAATCCCACTTAAATGGCAAAAGACTTCCTATAACATATAATGCAAGCACAAACTTTACTGTACAAATTGATTCTTCAAGTGAAACAACAGCATATTCAAGTGGTGGCGTATGGCAAAAAGATACTCACAAACTGTTTTTAACTAAAAATCCTACCTCAGGTGGAAATCTTAGAGTTTATTATTATGCTAGTCCAGAAGAAAAAAATAGTTTATCAAGTAGGGTTGACCTCCCTCAACAACTAATTCCAGCGGCAATACATTGCACTTTGGGTCATTTTTTAAATCTTGGAGGAAATCTTCAAGTTGGTAGCGGGCATATGGGATTGGCAAGAAAGATAGAACAAGATTACATAGAAACATCACGCGCAAAAGAACCTATGCCTCATTTGATTCCAAATCCAATGCAGGTATTTGTAACCACAAGAAATGGTTCTATTGAGAACACAACAGGAGCAGATGATTAATGGCTGATTTTCAAACAAGAATAGAAGATATAATAGGAGCTACTGCAAGTGTTGGCAGTGATGATGCCTCAGCTAATCAACAGGCAATTCAAGATGCTTTGCAGGATACTGCTAGCGATATTTTAAATAAAGTTCGACCAGATATTTTAATACAATATTCAACTAAGTCTTTGAATGTTACCTCAAATCCAATTGCTAGCAACATTGAAAACAGTAGAATAGTATTGGTTGAAAGAAGAGAATCTGATGATACTACTGATTTATATGTTTCTTGTGTTTATGTAGATGCATCATTGCAAGGTAAAATTCAAAATCCTCATAGTATATTTTTTGCAACAGATGAGTCTCCAAGGTGGACTTTTAACGATAATGATGTTTATGTATATCCTGAGCCGACAAGCGCAAATCCAAGTAGATATTATGTAATGGAAAATCCTACAATACTACATGGTGCTAGCTCTGTTTCTAAGTTTCCAGATGAGCTAGAACACGCCTTAATCCTGGGTGCTAGCGCAAGACTAAAGCAAAGACAAATAACTTTTTTTAATGAAGATGAAGATAGTGAAGTTGTAATTTTACATAGAAGTCAGTATCAAGAACTGTTAGCAGAGTATGGAAATGCATTAGCTCCGTATATGAGTTCTGGTAAATAATGGCTAAAACAACCTTAAATATTACTGGATTTCATGGAGGATTAAATACTAATGCTGACCCTAGAGATGTATCTGATTTGCAATCTCCTGACTTAGAGGATGTAATCATTGATTCTTTAGGTAAATTAAAATTATTAGGACAATCTTCTCAAAATAATCAATCAAATACATTACAAATATTACCTAACAGGGGTTTATTTGTGATGGGTTCTGATAGAAAAGTAAGCTCTCCATCTACTACAGGAGAATTTTCTTTAATAATTGTTTACGATGTAGATGATACTGAGTTTGATATTTACGATACTGCTTGGTCAACAAGTCAAATAAGTCTTCAAACAAATCATCCTGTGTTTTATGTTGTTGATGGAAATTTAAGAATAGGAGATGGTGCATTATTGCAAAATGGACAATGGTTTGGATATATATCAAGTACAAAATTTGATAGCCTTAATGCTTCATCTGGTTCTATTAATGCTTGGGTTAGTTCAGACCAAAATATAGCATCTCCAACTACAGGTATTTGTTTAATATCTGACCCTACCATTGGTTCTGATGGTGACACAGTAAATTCAACTAATGCTGAGTATGATGGTAATATAGCTGATGGAAGTGGCGCTACTGAAGTAGTAACTCATACTTCTGTTAACCTTAGAGTTGGGATACAAAAATTAGAAACATTCGAAAATAGTTCTCTTGCATGGTCAAGAAACTCAGGCTCTCCACTAAACGCAACTTTATCAGAACCAGCAGAGACAGTAATATTTCCACCATTGGGAAATAATGTTTTTAAATTTGAAGGAGATGCTTCACAAACTATTAATAGTATTACTTTAAACAATGGTGATAGCGGAACTAATCTTTCTTTTACTCTTTCAGAAGAACAATGTATCTTGTTTTGCGTAAATACAACACAAACAGAATTAGACAAAATAGACTACTTTTCATTAATATTGTCAAGTGGAACAGGTAGTTTACAATGGAAATTTTTTTCAGACGATTTAGTTGCAGATTGTTGGAATTTTTTAGTAGCTAATAGAACCAATTTTTCTGACCAAACTGATGGAACTGATATAGACTCTACATTTCTAAGTATAACATTAAGAGCGCAACAAAAGACTGGAGGAGCTTATGGAGGCGGTAACGCTAGCAATGATGCTCCTGATTATTATCTATCAACTCCAGTTATAGCTTTAAATCCAGTTTTAGATGGTTTTAGACCGGGAGTATACACCTTTCATCATACTTTTTTATACGATGATGCAAAACAAGAATCAAAACCAATGTTATTTACTAATACGAGTGCAATTCAACCAAACAAAGTAAACATAGTAGGCGGTTCTGTTTTATTTAGTTTTGATACCTATATACTACCTTATAATAACGCAGGAAGTCCAGCATACTCTTTTAATAAAAGAATTGTTGGCTCTAGGTTGTATTATAAATTAGAAGAAAATGATAATTATTTTTTAATAGGTGAGTTAGATTTTATAGAAAAAGGATTTAAATTTTTTCCAGAATCTGACACAATATCATACTCTATGGTTAATAGTAGTCATCCTTCTGGATTATTGGCTAAAGCATCTCTGATAAAAGATATAACTCCAGACTCAGCAAATCTTGTAGATACATTTAAAACAATAAATGGTTTTGATACAGAAGTAAAAAGTTTAAATGCTTTTTATAAAACAGCAGTAGTTCATGGAAGAAGAGTTTATATTGGAAATATAAAAAAAGATGGAGAAACACATTCAGACAGAATGTTAAAAAGCAGAGTAAATAAATTTGATACATTTCCATCTGGAATGGGTCTTGTTGACGTTGCAATAAGAGATGGAGAAAGCATAGTAAAGCTAGAAGCATTTGCAGATAGAATACTTCAATTTAAACAAAAGAGTTTATTTATAATTAATGTTGCTGAAAGCGTTGACTTTTTAGAGGATGTATATAGAAATAAAGGTTGTTCGTTTGACTATCATGTTTTTAAAACAGATTACGGAGTTATTTGGTTTAATTCTTTTGGTGTTTACTTTTATGATGGTAGAAATATTAGAAATCTTTTAGAAAAAGATGGAGTTAGACTGATAAGCGAGTCTGATTGGGAATCATTTATAACATCAAATGATATTGATATGTCAGAGGCCCATATAGGATACATACCTAAAAAAAGACAATTATTAATAAAAAATTATGATAAAGATATATACATATATGATTTTGTATTAAAAGCTTGGACTAGGGGAAAAAATAGGTTGCTTATATTTAGAGTATCTAATAATACAAATTTTACAAATATGACTAACTTTGCAATTGATGAAAATCAAAATTTAATATATGTAACTAATGATGACTCTGACATAATGAGTTGGAGTTCATCTCCTGTATCATCTGGAAACTTTCTTTACACAACTAAAGATATTGATTTTGGTCAACCATCTGTAAGAAAAAAGGTTTATAAAGTATATGTAACATACAAAAGCGGAGGTTCGGCTACTAATGTTATGGTAGATTATGATGTAAATGGTGGCACATCATTTCCGTACGATTTTGAAGATGGAACTAATTTTTCATCAAATAAATTAAATTCTGCTACCGGATGGCAACAGGCTATTTTAAAACCTGATGTATCTTCAGAATCAAATAATATATTCTCATTTAGATTAAGATTTCAAGTAGATGCAAGTTCCGGGTCAGTTCCTGCTAGTTTTGAAATAAATGATATTTCTATAGTTTACAGAATGAAAAGCGTTAAATAATGTCATTGACAAGAGACGAAAGAAAATTAATACATCAAAAGTCTAAACAACCTACTTTTGGAGTTGGTAAGCCAGATAAAAACTCTGGTAATGAAGGAGATATATCTTTTAGAAAAGTAGAAGGTTCTGGAACTGTTCAGTATTTAAAACAAGATGGCAACTGGATAGCTCTATCATCTTCTGGAAACCTTCCTCAACAAAGACCAATAGGTCGTCGTCCGTCTTCCCTGACTTCTAACAATGTAATTGACCACAGTTCATTACAAGGACTAGGCTCCGATGACCATTCTCAATATTTATTAGTAAATGGTTCTAGGGCAATGAGTGGTAATTTAAATATGGGAACAAATGATATTGGCTCTGTAGACACCTTAGATGTTGATGGTCACACTAAGTTAGATAGAACAACTATAGATACAGCAGATGGAGAGTTTTTAGCAAGTGGCGCTAATCCTATAACTCTAACTACTACTGGAAGTAATGATATAAATTTAACAAGTGGAAATACATTAGATGTTGGCGTTGGCCTTGATTATGAATTAGATGTAGTTAGAACCTGCGATTGGAATACAGTTGTAACAGATTGGGATAACTCAAGCACGTTTACATTAACATCCTTGGCTAATATTACAATAGAAACAGATGGAGCAGATGGAGACAGTAGCGGTAATGACGATTCTTCAAATACTATTTTAATAAAAAATGCAAATAGCAATAATTCTGATTTTACAGGAATACATATAAAAACAGACTCTCAGGGAGCTGGGTCTGCTTTTAATGGAATTTTAATTGAATGTGACAATGTTGCAGGTAAGGGCGGTACTGCTGGAGTTGATGTTAGAAGTGAAAATGGCATTAGATTGAGAGCTGAAAACGATAATACTGGAGCTAGTACCGGTTTATTAATGAGGGCTACTGGCCCTATAGATATAGGAGTTGGTTCTAGCTTAACACCTCATACTTCAGATTCTAGAGTAAAAATACATGGTTTATGTGAAATATCAACATTGTATAACAGTGGAAGTGATACAATAGATTGCTCAACTCATAGCGTTAAATTTGACCAAATAGACACAAATCATTTAGTAAGAGCGCAAACATACAAGGCATCAGGTTCAAGCATAAGCGCTGGAAGCACATTTACAATTGTTTCTGCCGGGAATGATGATAATGGATTAGGAACAGTGTGGTTAGTCACAATTGTTTGGCATCATGGAACACTAAATGACTGTATGCAGTCTTATATATGTTTTGGAGTTTCAACTACAGCTCTCACAGCTACATTAGTTGCACAAGAATTATCAACAGATGCTGGTGGTTCTTTAAGTTGGACAAGTAGTAGTGGAATAGTTTTTAGAAATGACCATTCTTCATCTGGTTCAATTACAACATTAAAAGCATCTGCACTAAGATTGCAAAGTAAGGACGATTTTTTATAAAGAGGTAAAATATGACAACAAGAGAATTATTAGATATGTACGGAGGAGGAGCTAGACAAGCTAGCTCTGATGTAAACTTTTTAATACGAAAACTTAATAGAGATTTATTATTAGCACAGCAAGAAGATAAACAGCTAAAAAAGAATATTAAAAGTGCAGGTAAGACGGCTCTTGGAGGAATAAAAACAAGGCGTGAATTTCTTTTAGCTAAAAGATTTAAACCAGACCTAACATTTAAAGAGTTTTTGTTAGACCCTAAAACTGCTGGTCAATATATGTTAGAAGGCTCTAGAAAAATAGCTAGCGGAGAATCTTCACCTATAACATTGCGAGAAACTTTTGGAATACCTCAAAGAACTAACAATGTTAGCATGGTCGATGATGGTATGGTTAATGTTCAAGAAGGTTTTGGAAAAACAACAACTCCATCTTTTGGAACTAGAAATGCTTATGATTCTTTTGCTTTTGATGTTGAACCAAATCCAGAGGCAGTTAAAAGTGGAGCTATGATTGAACAGGCAAGGTCAAAAGCAAGAAGCTCAGTACCTAGCGCTGATGCAGATATAATGCCAGATGTAGAAGTTGAGTCAATTATACCTCCTCCTCCTATGGGAGACGTTTCTAGTCAGGGTTTACAAAATATGTTAGGCGCAGGTAGAAAACCTTTGCCATCTGCGCTTAGTGGCGTTGCAGAGGGAACACTTCCTGAAGGTGTAACTAGAATATCAGGTAATAAAGCTTCTCAAGAAACAATAGACAAAGCAATGGAAGAAGCTTCAAAAAGACTAGAAGGTGCTGAAGGTGTGTCTTCTGGACTAGGCACAGCAGGAAAAGCTCTAGGCGCAATAGGTAGTTTATCTAGCTTGAGTTCAGGACTTTCTAATATTGCACAAGGGAGAGGTGATTTATCTAATGTCTCTGGAGCAGCTTCAGGAGCTGCTGGTCTTGCTAGCGCAGCAGGTTTTGTAAATCCTCTTTTAGGTGTTGGATTAGGTTTATTAAGTTTAATATCAAAAAGGAGAAGATAATTATGGCAAAATTTCACCCAGCATCAGGAAAATGGGGAATTTTAGGAGAAACTGCTGGCTCTAAACAAGCAAGAGATAATCTAAATCAAATAAATCAAATGATTTCTGATATAAATGCAAGAAGACAAAACATAACATCATATTATAGAAGTTTAAGTGATATGCAAATGGAAGACATTGAATCTTCTACATTAAGTGATTTAGATAAATTTTTAGATGAGTCGTATAATATAAATATGGAATCAGATGAAAGAAGAGATAGGGTTGGTTTTGCAAATATATTAACAGGCAATGAATCAGAAAGAATGAAAAGACTGAGAGAAAATCAAGAAGAGTTAATTGAAGGTTCTAAAAGAAGGTTAGAAATGAGCGCACTTGAGTTAGGCAGAAGAGAGCAAACTGAATTGTTTGGAATAGATGATTTATTAAGAAATCTAGAATTAACAAGAAGAGATTACAGTTAGGAGGATATAATGGCATATAGAGACCCAACATTTAATGCGAACCTTTTTACGGACTTATTAAGTACATATCTAGAAAATCAATCGTCAGAACGAGAAAAGTATTTTAAAGCTGAGCAAACATTATCAAAGCCAGAATATAGAACATCTGGTGGCAACATTATAAAAATAGACCCTAGAACAGGTCAGGCCACAACAATTTATGAAGCTCCAAAAGAAAAAAAAGAACCAAAATTTGAAGAGTTTCCACAAATGGACAAAGATGGCAATCCTACTGGTATGACTATAAAAGGACAGTTTACTGGGACTAATAAATCATTTGTTGGTGTTCCTTTAGGTTATGAGCCTGTTGGTAAAAAAGCACAATTTAAACCAGAAGACCCTAAGAAAAGAGATATACAAATACAAGATAGAAGAATTGCTAGATTAGTTTCTGACCGAAAAGAATTAATAAAAAGAAAAAATAGGAACTTTGACCTTGTAGATAGGCAAATGATGGAGATGGGAATGATTCCTGAAGATTTTTCAACTGAAGATGAAAATAGACTTAAGTTTATAGAAAGACAATTAACTTCATTTGGTTTTAAATTTTTTGATGAAGATGCAGATGATAGTCAATTAGGCGGAGAAAACAATAATTCTACATTACCTAAAAAAGGAAGCTTTTTTAGAAAAAATTAATATGTCTGAAAATTCTCAAAAATTATTTAAATATTTACAAGAAAATCATCCTGACCCAGAAGTTTTTGGTGATTTTGATTTTTTTAATGAACAAATAAAAGACCCAAAAAAAGCAGAAAAGGTTAGAATATATTTAAACAACGAAGAAGAGTTTGGAGACTCTGCTAGCTTTTACAATGATATAAATGCAGAAGATATTGAGCCAGAAGAGGTACTTAATGTTGATTCGGACTTTACATTAACAACAGTAGAAGATTCTAATCAAATTCTTAAAAATGAAATAGACAATCCCGGTTCTTCTGATGCGGTTTTAAAACAAATTACCAGTCCTACTTTTGAAACTGGTCAAAAAGTAGATAGCTCAGATTATGGTTTGTTTCAAATAAATGATAAAACATGGAATGAAACATCTAATTCTATGTTTGGTAAGCCTGTGGGTGATTTAAATGATATTGAAAATATTGAGCTAGCGTCGTTTATAGCAAGAGAAGACCCTCGTTCTTGGAATAATTGGGTTGCTTTCAACAAAGGTAATCACAAACAATTTAAAGAACTTACTGATGAACAAATATCAGAGACTTATAATATACCATTAGATGTAATTGACTATATAAATCAATCTTTTGATAACCCTGCGCTAGCAAAACAAGTAATGTTAGCAGAGTCAGGTGGAAAATCTACTGCTGTAAATGTAAACTATACTCCTCAAGAAGAGGGTCAAGAAACGATTTCTGACACAACAAAACAAGAAAGTAAACAGTTTACAGACGAGTTTGAAGCATCTGTTGCTCCTAAGAAACCACCACCTTACATGACAAGTGTTATGGTTCAGCAACTTGGTGAGCAAGGAATTGATGTTGCAAGTCCTATAACAGGTACTAGCTTTGGGCCTTGGTTGCAAAAAAATAGTGAAAAACTTTTAAAATATGTATTTCAACTTGACAATCCCGGTTGGAATACAAAAGAATTTCAAAACGCAAAAGAATTTGCAGAGCTTTCTGTTAATGTAATGAGTCATTTAGCTGAAATGCCCGGAGTAGTTATTGATATACCAAGCGCATTTGCCGCAAGCCCAGTTGAAACAACTGTTGGTCTTTTAAAATTTATACCAGAAGAGTTTAATAATTTAGTAATAGCATCAAATGTTTTAGATGTTTTAAGTCCTTTTCTTAAAGATTATACAAGAGATGAATCTGGAAAGTTATTGTCTACTGGAAAAGGTATTGATTTTAGTAAGGAAGAACTAAATCAAATGAGAGCTAATGCTCAAAAACACATATATGATACAGGTGGCGTATATACATATTTTGCTGCGGCTGGATTAAAACACGCAGGGAAAAAGAATAGTAAGATTATAGAAAAAAATAAAGAATTTTCAGATATTATAGACCTCGCCAACGATAAGCCTGTCTCTGGTAATGTTACTCTAGAAATGAATAAAGCAGTCGAGGTTCTTAAAAAAAATTCAGACTTAAAACAAACAGCAGATTTAATAAAAAATAATGAATTGCTTACTGATTATTTAAAAGAATGGGAAATAGAAAATAGAACACAGAAAGCAGAAGTTCGTGCAGAACAATTAGAATTAAATTTAGATGTTGGAACAAAAGATGTTGGCCCACTAAAACCCGTAAAAAAACCTAAGCAAAAAACTAAATCTACAGAAATTGATTTAGACAGAGATATGCCTTCTCTAGAAAGTTCTTTATCTGTAAAGAAAAATAAAATAAAAAAAGAAGCAAAAAAGATTGAAGAAAAAGTTGCAGAAGTTTCTAAAAAAATAAAACAAGATAAAGTAAAAGTAGAAAAAACAAAACTCAAAGATGTTGCAACAGAACCTGTTGAGCAAATAAAGCTCACAAAATCTTCTGATTTAAATATTGGTAAAAATATAGAACCTATTAAAGGTGAGTCTGCTAGAAGATTTAAAACAAAAGAAAAGCTAGATAACTACATAGAAACTAAACTTGGTGAATATGTTGGTCAAAATGTTATTGCTAGGTATGGTGAATTAGATAAAGGCGGGTTTGTTGTTAAGATATTTAAGAAAACAAAAGAGCAACCATTGCCAGTTACGGCAACAAAGAGACCCGGAGTAAAAATTACCAAAGATATACCAGATGAAGTGGTTACTAAAATGAGAGACCCTAAAGGCCCAGCAGGGGAAACTGGTAGAAGAATACAAAATAATGATTTATTAATAGAAAAGTATAAGGAAGAAATATCAGAACTTGGTAGAAATACATCAAGTATGCTAGTTGAGCTAGAAACTTTACAAAAACAAGTTCTAGAAACTGGTGTTGAGTCTCCAAGAATACAGCTCATTAAAAACTCTATAGATGCTACAAACAAGCTAATAAATAAATCTCAAAATCAATTAAGACAAATAACGCCTACAAAAGAGTTACTAAAAAGTGTTTCTAAAAATATCTTAAAAAGAACTGCAAAAGGTGCAGTTGGTAGGAATGTGGGTAAGTCAACAAAAGAAAAAGCTAAACAAAGAATTGAAAATCAAAAACTTGTTAATGAAATAATGACTATATGGGAACGTGGCGAAACAGGTTTGAAGATGACAAAAAATAACTTAATTAATTATTTAAAAGAGTTAGGTGCAGATAAGGTAATTATTAAACACGTAAACGAAAATTTTAAAGAATTATATGATACAGCAACAATTCAATCAGCTAAGATAGCCGCTAACGAGATAGCAAAAGAAACACCTCTTAGCCCCGGTGAGGTTGTTCCAACTAGAACTGCTAGAAGAGGCAAAGAGGAATACATAAATAATATAAGAGTAGAAACAATTAGCGGTGACAAAACTAATGATGTAAGGGTTTCTATGGTTGACTTACTAGAAGTCACAGCAGAAAATGTTGGAGGAGAGTTATCATCAAAAGCAAAAGGAACTAGAGGTGTAGATGTTATAAAAAGAGGCTCTAAAGAACAAGATGTAATGGCTTCAGTAATAAATGAGCTAGAAACTGGCAAGCTTTCAGTAGATGCTTTACCGGAAAAAATGGCAGCCTCTGCAAATTTAACTTATTCTTTATTAGTAGAGTATGCTAAAACAAAAAATCCTGCGATAAGACAATCCTTGATTGAATCATTGCTAATGACAAATGCATATATATCTGAACCTGCAAGAGCAACTAGATTTTTAAGAGATTTAAAAGCAGAGGGAATAAGAGACTGGAAACAGTATGAAAAATTTTTTAATAATGACGGCACTCTTGTAGAATTAATGAGAAAGGTTTATGAAAACAAAGAAGTAAAAAGAAGCAGGTTGTTTAAGCTAGCAGAGTGGGCTAGAAATGCAAAACTAGCAACAGGTTCTTCTTTAGTTCGTAGTGTAGCTGGTAACGCATTTGCTACTGTTGACGCTTATGCTAGAATGCCTTTTGAGTATGGCCTTGATTATGCTATTAGAAAAACAAGCGGTGCTTTATATGAACTTACTAATGGATATTGGGGCAATCTTAGCCCAAATCAAATTACAGCACTAGAATTAGGCGCTCAGGTAACTGGATATACAAAAGGATTTAGAAAAACCGGCAATCTTCTTTATGATATGTTTTTAGAAAACGATGTTGCATTGAGAGAAAGTCCATTTTTTAGAAGAGAAGGATTTACAAATAAAGATATAAAAGGACTTAAAGGCAAAGTCATAAGAACACCTCAGAGACTGCAAGGAATGATTGATATTATGTATCGTGTTCCTATGACAAACGCTTATATGCATAGGTATGCTGTACGTCAAGCAATAAAAGAAGGTAGAAAAACACAAACGGAAATACTTCAAAGAGCAAATGAAATTATGGAGATGCAAGAACTATCTCCTGAACTACTTGAACAGGCAATTAAAGATGGTGAGTATGTTACATTTCAAAGAGAGCTTGGTGAGGTTGGTAAGTTTGTAAATAAACTTAGAACTGGCAACACAAGAATGAACGCTTTGACTCAGATTATGGTTCCCTTTTTTAATACTGCTGGTAATTTATTTAAATATACAGTTGAACATACTCCTTTAAATGTTGTTTCTAAAAATTTTATACAAGGTTTTGTTGAGGCTTTTTCAAGAGAAGGCGCTGGTAGTCGCAAACTTGCTACTGAGTCAAGCAAAATAGTAACTGGTTTAGGTACTTTATATTTGTTAAATGAGTTTCTTGTTGAAAATATGAAAGGAACTATTTCTGGAGATTGGTCAAATCTTTCACCAGAAGAAAGAAATATGAGAACTGTAATGGGTCAACAAGAATACTCAATAGAGTTTCCAGATGGCTCAACTGTAAGTTATAGAGGGTTTGAACCGGTTTCGACATATATTACAATGATTGAAGCTTTGCAAAGAAGCGATAAAAAAGCATATGAAAATCAATCTAGTATTGAAAGAGCTGGAGAAGTGGTTTATAATGTAACAAAAGAAGTTGCAAAACAATTTTTAGAAAATCCATTCTTAGCAGGAACTGGAGATTTATTTAAAGTTCTTAATGGCAGAAGAGACTTTCTTGATTATGGCTTTAATCAAATGGCTGGCGCTTTAGTTCCGGGTTCATATAGACAATGGCTTAGTGTTGTAGACCCGGTACGAAGAAGAAGATTAAAATTAGTTGAAAGAAATGAAAATATTGATATAATTGATGTATTAGAAAGTCAAGCTGAAAATGTTTTACCTTGGTTTGTAGAAGGTAGCAATATGCCAGCTCTAGACCCTTTTGGCAACGAAATACCTAAACCTGACCCCGTTGGTGGTTTACTAGCATGGAGACAAACTCAAAGACTAAATGACCCAGTTTATGCTGAAATACAAAAAATATACTTTGATAATAAAAGAGGATTTAAGTCTGCTAGCGCTTTTTTTACATCTTCTGATTTAGCAACAATAAAACTTACTCCGGGCGAACATCAAGCCTTAATAAAAATATCTGGACAAAATTTATATAATTTTATTGATAATGCAATAAAAGTAGATGAGTGGTCTAATATGTCAGATGCTGTTAAAAGACAAATAATAAACTCTGTAAAAGAAAAGTATGTTACTACTTATAGAGAAATTATGTTTTCTGGAGATTTGTCAGTTCCTGCTCAAATAATGAAAGTAAAAGAATTAAAAGGCGATTTTGAAACTCCAGAGGACAAAGAAGAGTATTTAAAACAAATGAGAAGAGATGTTGGCTCTAGAAATATTGGCCCACTAAAGCCACAAAAAGAATATCAAGACCTTTTAGATAGCTTATCTGCTATATATAATCAATAATTTTTATTTTACTATAACAATATTGTATACTTTATTATTATATTCTAGCACAATTTATTATTGATGCGCCCATGTCAACTATTCTTGGGCGGTAAGGCGCACAAAATCACAAGGAGAATATTATGGGTAATTATTTACCATCAAAATCACACAAGAAAAGTGTGGTTGAATCCCTAAATGCCGATGTATCAGCTAGTTGGAGCGTTTCTAGCGCACTTGATATATCAAGCGCAGCTCACGCATCTAAAACGCTAGATGCTAGCACAAACTCAATCCTGATTTATTCTGATTCAGATGTTTATATAAGATTTGACCAACTAACAAGCGATACAGTATCTACTGCTAACGATGTAATTATACCAGCTCAGACACTTATGAGCATTCGTGTCCCAAATGGCTTAAAAGCTAGCGCAGATACAGCAATTACAGTTCACTTTAAACAAGTAACTTCAGTTGCAACTAAATCTTTAAGATTGGTAGAGGTATAAAATGTTTCGTTCGATAACTAATAATACAGCAAAAAATTTAAGCGCTGGAGGTACAATCTCTGGTGATGTAACTATATCTGGAGACTTGACTGTTAATGGTAGTGCAACTAATTCTTACGATGAAATAGTTAATGGTCAATTAGTAGCATTTAGAGATGACTCAAGTACAGTTGGTACAAATGATAATATAGTCATAGAAAATGATGGTAGTGGTGATGCAAGTTTAAAATTTAGCCTAACTGGTGCAACTGATTGGTTTGCATATGTAGATAATTCTGATAGTGATAAGTTTAAAATTAGAAGAAGTACATCAGATTATTTAGAGATAGATGAGTCGGGAAATGTTGCCTTTTCTGAAATATCTATATCTGGCTCAACTATATCTGATAGCAGTGCATTAACTATAAGCAGTGGTGATGACATTACCATTGATGCTACATCTGATATAAATCTTGATGCAGATGGTGGTGATATAAGATTTAAAGACAATGGTACTAACTTTGTTACATTTAGCTCTTCAACAGGCTCTACTTTTTTTGGAGATGTAAGTATAGATAAATCATCTGATGGTGGCGATTCATCACTTACTATTAATAATAGTGCAAGCGTTGGCTCTCAAAATGAAACATCGTCACTTATATTTCAAACAGCAGATATGAACGCTGGTAAAATTGTATCAGGAAGAGTGTTTAACTATTCTGCACTTGGTAATAGAGATAGTAATTTAAAATTTTTTACAGCAACAGATAATGTAGACACTTTAGCCTTGACCATAGATAACAGCCAAAATGCTACTTTTGGTGGTGATGTAACTCTATCTGGGGCAACAGACAACTTAATACATACTGGAACTTCAGATGCATCTGACAATAAAGGTATCAGAATAGATGGTGGTGGCGGTGGAGGTTCTTCTACAAGAGGTGGTTATGTAGCAGTATTTGGAAATGAACACAGCTCTGAAGCTGGTGAAGTAATATTACAAACTGGTAATGTAGCTAATGGTAGAATAACATTTCGAGGTGATGGTGGCACTGATATTGGAGTCTTTAATAAGGATGGAAATTTTGGTATAGGAAAATCGACATTAGAATCTACAGATTCAAACTGGCGTTCATTGGAACTTGGTGGTAATGGAGCATTAATAAATCATTCTGCATCTGGTGCTGGTAAAGCATTTATTGTAGCTCAAAACGCCTATATGGTATCTAACAACTTCAATACTGGTATGGATTATATGGATACAGATGAAGCAAGTTGTTATTTACAACACTCTGGTACGCATACATTTAGAGTTACTGGAAGTGGTACAGCAGATGCAAGTATTACTTGGACTGATGCTTTGGCTATTGCTAATGATGGTAGTGCTACTTTTTCTGGGAAAATTGGTATAGGCACATCAGGAACTCCAACACAGCCTTTACATATTGCACACGCAACAGATGCAACTATACAATTAGAAAGAGTTGATACATCTGTAGCTGATGGTGATGGCATTGGAGCAATTATATTTAGAGGTGGAGAGTCATCTCAAACTGATATAGGAAGAATTAGAGTAAACGCTGATGCAGACTTTACAAGTTCATCTTCGCCTACTAAAATGGTTTTTGAAACCACTCCAAGCGGTTCTACTGTTGATGCTGTTGCACTCACTATAGACTCAAGCCAAAATGCTACTTTTTCTCAAAATGTAACTATAGGTTCAGGTGGTACAACTCCAGATTTAATATTCAACGAGGGCGATTCTCAGATAACAGGCCCATTAAATGCAAACTTCTTAATAAAATCCAGAGGTAATAGTGCTGATGAAGGTGTATCTATACAGGGTGCAGATGGCGTTGGTCTTTTAATAAATAAGGCTGGTAATGCTACTTTTTCTGGTGATGTAAGTAT